GATTAACAACATTTAATGCTGTTGATGTTTGTTGTGTTTGTCCATTTCTTGTGTTATCGGTAAAATAATCTCCAGGAATTAAAGATACCGGCCAATAAGCCCCCGCCAATCTTGTTAATAAATCAGCGGCGGCAGTAACAGGGTTTTCCGGTGATGTAATCTTCCAATTTTTATAAATTAACGGTTCTTGTCCGGTAATCATTAAACTAGCATCAAAAGGGTCTTGTAATGATTGTAAATTAACTTGACCCACTGTATTTATAAAAATTTCTCGATTAATTCTATCTTGAAATAACTTATTTAAAAATGTTGCTCCTAATCTAGCCAAATATGAATCCTGAGATAATGAACCATCACTACCAGTCGGATTATTAGACATTAAAATTGTATATGGTGAATACGATGAAGGAACAAAATTTGTAGGTAAATAAGGTTGATGTATAGGTTGTCCCAATATCTGAGTAGTAACCCCATACATATCATTAAAACCACCAACAGGTCCATAGTAGTTATCAATATAAGCGGCGTCAATAAAAAATTCATTGACTAAATCTAAAACAGTATCATTCGGACCATATTCACCTTGATTTGGTGTTACTGGAAGTGGGGGTCCATTAAAATTAATATTTAAATCATAACCACCATTAGGACCATATTCATTTAAAGGATATAGTAATTGAGCAAAAGGGTCATTAGTAATTAAATCATTTGGTGAATCAATAACATTAAAATTGTTTAAAGACACTTCCGTATCAATATCTGAGGCTGGTGGTGTATATACACCACTAACACTATACGGTGCTAAATTTTTTGCCAATAAAATATCTCTAAACGAAGAGGATGAAGCAAATGATAATGTACTATTTGACATATTTTTTTTCTTTTATTATAAATAGATTAATAACCCATTTTAAGTTACTCAACTCCATGGATTACCAACTTTATCATTTTTACCTGAATTCATTCCAAAATTAGAATTTGTAAAAGTTTCTTTAATTGATTGAGCAACTGCTTGAGAAACATCTGTATTATTTTTAAACGCTTCTACAATTGTTTTTCCATCAATATTTACCGGAGCAGTTACTGTAATATTATGAGTTAATGTTACATTAACATTTGATGGATTATTTGATGTTTGAGAGTTATTTGTAGTATTGTTACCTTTTGGTATACTAGAATTTGTTGGAGTGTTTCCTATTGGGGTTCCCGTACTAATACTATTAATCACCTTGAATAGGGGTACCTCATCTTTTAGTTTAGCCATTTGTTCATTAACATTTTCAAAAGCTGTATGTAATTCATTAATAAATTTATTTTTAAATTTACTCAAAACATCACTTAAACTAGCCCCTGAACTTAAATCATTTATAATTTCATCAGCACCTTTTCCAATATTTTTCGCCGATAAATTTTTACCAGGGACTTCACCTAAAGCCTCACCAATTTTTCTACCACCTTTTAATAATTGACTACTTAGATTACTCGTAGCTAACCCTAAACCTGTTCTATCACCTAAACTGTTAATTGCTGCAGTAACATCTTGTATTGCTGATAATTGGTCTTTAGCCAATTCCTCCATCGATTTTGGTGCTGTGTTAGCCATTTTTTCAAGAGCGGCAACATCATCTTTATTTAATTCAGAAACAGCCTTTTCTTGAGAAGTACCTTCTTTATCAGTAAATTTAACCATATATTCACCACCCGTACCCATTTCTGCCATATTGGCAATCATTTTCTTTTGGTCTTCAGTTGCTGATGGAAAAGATATTTCTTTCATTTTTTTATCTAAATCAGCACTACCTAAGGCCATTTTGGTAAGTTGGTCGTAACCTATACCCATCGCACTTGAAATTTCTCTCAGTTGTCGTTTTGCCCCCGGCATAATTTCAAAATGTCCGTCTTTTCCAAGTTGAACAAATTGTTTGCTCATTTCAGCAATTTGATTCTGTAATTCAGCCGGGTCATTTTGAGATAAATCCATTAATTTTAATGGGTCAAGTAATGAACTTTGAGAAACACCTAATCTTTGCATCGCAGCAGCAATTTCAATAGCCCCCTCAGGATTAAACACTTTTTCAGCAAACCCTAATGTTTGAGACATATCAATTCTTAACGATGTCGCTTGTGCCGCCATTTTAGCCAAACCATCAACACCACCTTCAAAATTATATTTGTTAAGAGCATTCATATTTTTTAAAACCGTTTCAGAAACTGCTACAGCACTTACACCAGATTCTCGAGCAACATTAACCACTTTTAACATTTCATTTGTCGCCTTTGCGGATGATATACCCGCATCTGCCATATTACTAACAATCTCTTTAACAGATTGTCCCGTAACCTTCATCGTAGCATATAAATCTTCAGTTGTTTTATTAGATAAAATAACATTTCTACCTAACGCTAAGGAAGCTTCTTGTTGTGTTTTAAGAACATCCGCAATATCACCACCTAGTTTTCTAACATCAGTAACTGATTCTGCCATACTTTTACGCAAAATGTCGGACATAGCTTGACCTTGTCCAAACTGATGTAACATTTGACTAGCAGCAGCATCAAGTGTTAATACAACTTTAGCAATTGCTTCAGGACTAATATTAGAATATAAAGTTTCCCCTAATCCTCTCGATTTATCTGCGGGTGTTGTTGGGTCTATTGGGGTCGGCATAATTAAATGTATTTATAAATAAATACACCAAACATAGTTTTTAAATTACTAGTCTGGTGTGTTATTATCGATTAATCGGTTTATTAAATATTTTCGAACATATGTTGGCATCAAATGAAAATCCGAATATGAAACGTGTATTGATTGAGACAAATACAAGTATTCCTCAATCAATAATTGTCGGTGATTAGAAGAAAGGTCGAAAAAACTCCACCCCAAAGGCAATCTCGAAAGATACCAATTCTCCTGATGGGGCGATTACACTTCTTTTTAAATCCAATGACGGTTCATTTTCTTTTAAAAACTTTCTTATGTATTTTGAATCCATAATTGGTAAGGAATCAATAAATAAACTTATTTTTGTTCTATCAGTATTACCATCAATTTCAACAATATGTTTTAATAATTTCCAAGTAATTCTTGGCACTTGATGACCAACGGGATATTGTTCAGCCATTTTATCTAAATCAATTGTATCATTAAAAGTTGTTGGTTTTAATTTTACTGTAACACCAGTTTTTGGTAATTTAGTGGTAAATGTACCATCTTCATCCGGTTTAACATTCGTTTTTCTAAAATTTAACTCATCTAAAGTAATTGTACCAACAAATGGTTTATCAGTTCCTGGGTCAATTAAATTAAGACTATATTCTGAACCAAAAGAAGTATTTCTTAAAAAGATTAATATTGCCTCAACATCACCATCTAAAAGTTCTTCAGGACGTAAGTCGTGTTCGTACATTTTATTTCTCAATAATTTTAAAATAATGTTTTCACTACTACGACCAGCACCAATTAAATAATTTTCATCATTTGCTGTTAAATAACCAATTTTAACCGCTTTCTTTTTTGATTTATAAAAAACCCCATCTGTCGGTAATTGAACCATATCGTGTGGTAAGCTGAAATTTTGTGTTCCAGCATCTATTAAACTTTGTTCCATATAATTTTGTTTTTATTATAAATAATACGATATATTTTTTTAATATAAATAAAATACCCCCACATAATTAAATGTAGGGGTATTTTATTTTAATTTTTATAAATTAATAAACTAATACACATCTATCCATACGAATAGTTGTTGAAATTGTTGCTAATTGGTCTGAACTATACTGTAAAGCGTCAAAATTAACATCACTTAACCAAGAACCTTCTAAAATCCATTTTTCCACAACAACACCTGTTGGGTCTAACATCTCAAGGTCAATATTTTTTTTGTATCCCGCAGCATACCCCATACGACCTGTAACAGACTCAGCACATAAACGAACCCACTCCATAAGAGCTTGTGACGCTGAAGGTCCAATTGGGTCACGGAATTTAACATTCATAGTACCCCAAGTAAATCTACCAGCAACATAAGTTGAAGTATTTAAAAAAGGTATTTCAACGTCTTTGATTGTTATGTGTGGTCTAGCGGCAGATTCTACGAACCATTCGTTAATCCCTAATGTAGAAGGGAATCGTACAATAAACCTATTTTGTCTTTTCGGTTCATACGGTATGGGCATTTTCATTAATAAATCAGCCATTTTCTATTTGTTTTTTTAATTTTTATTTTTTATCTTGTTTATTATAAATATTACCTATTTAATTTTTTTTACTTGACTTTTAGAATTAAAATATCTATCATTCTAGAAATCCTAGTTTTTATATTAATAGTTTATTTAATAATTTTTATTTAATAATTTTTATTTAATAATTTTTATTTAATAATTTTTATTTAATAATTTTTATTTAATAATTTTTATTTAATAATTTTTATTTATAAATATTTTAATATTCTTTTTTAATTCCTCCAGCGGTTGAATATGTTTTAATAATATTTTCTGGGTCTTGTTCAAAATGTTTTTTCACTACATCCACATTTTTTAAGTCGTCATCTGAAAAACCTATTTTAGGTACAAAATAATTATTTATTTTATTTTTTAAAAATGCTTCTTTTTGAATATAGTTAGATATATCTTTAACATACTCAACAAACTCATCTAATGCTTTGATTTTACCTTGTTCAGGATTTGTTGCGGAACCTTCTCCATAAGTTACAGGATAAAAACGACATAAATCTAAATATTCTCTAATCATTTCTCTTTTAGATGTGTTTTCTTCATCCGTTAAATCTCTATATTTTTCTAAATTTCTAACTAATTCATTAGAATTAATACCGTTGAAATTAGATACAATATAATTGTAACAAGCCTCTTTTAAAACTGAAGGTGTATGCCCTCTTGCTGTTACGATTGAGAATATTGAACCATTATTAATTGCTTCAACAAAATCCGGCCAAGCAGGACCTGGTTTTGCGGTCATTGAATCAACAATAAATTGTTTATCACCTTTAGTTCCAAACCATCTAAAAGGGTCGTTAGAGAACCCAACAATAGTGTGTCCTTCAAACTCAACTGGTTCTTTACCAATTTCTTCTCGATATGTTGCAAAATCTTCAGTTGACATTCCAACCTCATCACCATCTTCATCTTTTAATATTATCTTTGTCGGCATAGAAACAATATTATCGTCCCAATCAAAAGCGTAATACTTTTCATCCGGAGCACCTGTTTCGTCAATACCCTCTACAATTCTATTTTTTAACATAATTTTTAATTAAGGCTTAATTATGACCCACTATTACAATGGGTCATAATTTTTTTATTATATATTTTCAAAAGAAGCTCCGGTTGGAGTAATATAGAACGTAATGTCTATAAATTCTAATGATTTGGTTGGTTTGATATAAATCTTACCTGTCATTTGATTTCTATCTAAATCAGCAGTGTCTGAAGATACTGTAACTCGGAAATCATATAAACCTCTATCTCTTCTGATAGCGTCCAAGATAGGATTAACAGCATCTAAGAAATCTTGTCTTACTTTTTGGTCGTTTTGTTCAAACAATAATCTTACAGATACTGCTGAAATCAATTTACGAGCTTGAAGTAATAATCTTCTCACATTTATTCTATCAAGAGCGGATTGTGCTACTTGAAGAGTTTTATTACCCCAAATTACGGTACCAACATCAGAAAAAGTGGCGATTGGGTTGATACGACCTTGATAAAGGACATCTCTATCTTCTTGAGTAAGTTTCTTTCTCGCTTTGATAGCATTTACAATACCTCTTGTATAACCTGCTGCCGCGAACCAAGGGAACGCAATGTTATCGGTTAATGCCAAGTTTCTTACAACTTCTGCCGTTGGTGGTAAATAGATTTGTGTATTATTAACACTATCTCTAGTTAATACCCAAGGATAATAAGTTGCTGTATAATTAGAATCTACACCACTATCGTCCAAAACATTAACAGCTTCTTGAGGGTAAATTAAACCAGCGGTATCAGGTGTTGGTAAAAATAAATTACTATCAGCAGTCGTACAAATGTATAATGAATCAGCTCTATTGAACTCAATCATTTCAATTGCATCCCCAACTAAATCAGAATTATTAGTATAATCAATACCTGGTGTAACAAATAAATTAATATTAACTGCTTCAGGATTTGAGAATGTTTGTTGTCCTAATAAATAAGCGTAGTAATCAGAGTTACCCCAATCAACAGTATTATTTCCAACTTTAATTTGTTTAAATGCTCCCCAACCTGTTGCTGTAGGATATTTAATGTCCTGACAAGCACCGTTTAAGTAACCTCTTCTACCTAACTTAAATGTGTCGGTATTTGTTCTTGATTCTCTATAGATATCCCAACCATCAAAACCTCCTTGAACTAATACTGAGAACTTACGAGAATATATTCTGTAATAAGGACTTGTTTCGTCTGAAGGGTCTGTTGTGAATGTAGCGTCACCAACATAATATGCTGAAGTTCCACTAGTTGTATAACTATTAGAAATTGTTATACCACTTGCGTTTTTATCCATATGATAACCTTTAGTTAATGTTATCCATTCAGCAGCATCACTATCAATACATAAATTTAAAGGTCTTTGTTTTCCTTTATATTGGAAGAAATCAACGTCAAAACCAGCACCATTTCCTGTAGAAATACCTAAATATGTTTTACGAACATTATCACCCGGACTTAAAGTTGAGTTGTTACTTCCTGAACTTAATCCAAATGGTGGGTCAAAAACCACTTCTCCCGGATAATCGTATTTAGTTTTATAAATTGGAAATGGGGAATTTGATGAACCATATTGTCTAAATTTAAATCCTTGAAAACCACAAGGTAATGTATCAATAGGTGCATCTTCATTCATTTCTACCATTATGTATTTTGAATTTAATGCGTATTCACCATCTGTTGTTCCAATTTTTTGTCCCACAAATGAATTACTATTAGAATCCATAGTACAATTAGTAAATTTCTCAATTACTACCGGATTATTATCGGTATCATAAAAATCTCTAACTAACACGTCAAATGTTAAATTATTAAAAGACATATTAGATATTGATATTTTAACTTCCGTATTTGCACCATTACCGTCAGAAATGGTTGTAAATCTAAATAAGTTATATACTTTACTACCTCTAACTTCAGAAACAATCCACGGTGAAACCGGTGTTTGATATTTTTCTAAGTAATATGCTATAGATGACGAGGAATTAACATTTGAATTAGCTCTAGGTAATGATAGTAAGTCACAACTTAAACCTTTAATATATCCTTTATTATAACCGTAGTTCAATAATGTTTGAAATTTTTCCTCAACAAATAATGGTACTGTTGTTCTTGGTTTAGAGAAATTAGAAGAACCAAACACTTTTGGTAAGTATTTAGAATCCGATTCACTAAATGATGTTTCAAAGAAGAAACTATTACCATCTTTATCTATAACATTAAGACCAAATTCCGCAAATGGGTTTTTAGCAATGTTTGAATATGTTGAAGTAACACAATCAATAGTAACATCTGTTAATCCTGTAACTTCATAAGCAGGACCATTACTATCAGTACTATATGTTGCAATACCTCTTGAACGAAGTGTTGCAATAACCATATCGTCAAAATCAGTATAAGAGACACCTGAATAAACATAAATTTTACCACTAACCGTACCACTATAACAAGTAGTTATTGTTCCGGTATTATGAGAACCTGTATGACCTGTTGTCGCTGGATTACAAGGATTATCAACCGTAACATTAACGGTCCAATTATTCGTTGTTCCACTATCTTGGGACACTAAAACATATTGTTTAGTTCCCGCTGAAAAGTTTTGAGTACTACCTGAACTTTGTTGTGTAACACCACTAACCTTAACATTTGTTGTACAAGCACTAAACATAACTGTTAATGCCGTTAAACCAGATGTTGGTGTTCCTGATGGTAACACAACATCAATAGTATTAGTATTATAGTTTATACTACCTACAGTATTTGATACCGTTGCAGAACTAACTGATAATGAATAGAATGTTGCACAGTTTGAAGATGTTGAAGTTTGAGTTAAATCACTAACAACATTATAAAATGAAAAACCACTATATGAACCATTAGTATTATCAAATAAAGAGTAATACCAAGGGTCATTATTTGCATCAGTATAGTCCGCATTTGTTGAACTTACACTATCAACACCATAAACATTAGTTTCACTTGTGTATGTAGTACTTAATGTGTTATAATCAGAACCTGAAATTGTCCCGTAGTAGTTAATTGATGTTGCTGAAGTACTTGGAATACTAATAATATTAAATAATTGTGTTTTAATATTATCAGATATTGTTGAGGTACTTCCATTAAATGTTTCGTAAGTATCATTTAAATTACTTGATATATAACTAGTTACCCCCGATAATCCAATCGTATTTATATTACTGTTACATCCTGTGAAAGTAAATGTAAATGGTGTTATAGTATAACCCGTACATACATCCGCACATAATGTTACATCATATGTTGTTCCAGAACACTTAAACCCTACTGTTGATTTATCAACATTAGCGATTGTTTTAAAAGACCAAGATGGTCCTGCATCATATCCTGATAACCCCAAAATTCTCGTAACAAACAATTGATTAGATTGTTGTAAGTAAGCCTTTGCGATATATGATGCTTCATACTTCGGTATTTGTGTATTGATAAACTTCTCAGGGGATGTTCCCCCAAAAAAAGTTGAGAATTCATCGAAGTTACGTATAAAGATTGGTTCAAAAGCGGGACCTTTTTGTGTCTCACCAACGATACCTAATGTGGTTACACCCACACTTTGTGCTACGAAACTTAAATCAACTTCGGAAGTATATACCCCGGGAGATACGAATACTTTGCTGTTTGTTGCCATTAGTTTGTCTTGTTTATAATTTTATTTATATATAAATATTAAAAAAAAACCAAAATACTTTACTTCGTAGCAACTATTTATATTTTAGGGAGATTATTTTCTACCTTTTTTCTACTTATGGATAAAGACATCAAAAAGATTAAAAATTTAAAGATATCGGTGGAATCACACGAGATTCTTAAAAACTACTGCGAAAAGAAGGGAATTAAAATGTATCGTTTTTTAGAACGACTAATTGTTGAAAAATGCAAACCAACAAAGGATATCTATGGTGAGGATTAAAATATCTTATCAATAAACTGAATTGTAGATTCTAATAGGTTATCATTTTTAACAATATCTAACCTTAGAACATCACCAGAGTTAATTTGTATTAAAATCAAATCGGTCCCATAATAATCATCGTTGATATAAACATCAAACGAACTTATATTAACTATTTCACCAATTTTAATATCAACAACATAACTAAACAGTTGTGTTAGAGTTGTATTACCAACTAAAAACAACGCTTGATTTCCAGGACCTTCTTCAATAGGTTTTTTCTTATTACGTCTTGTCGTCTTTTTTTCAATCTCAACAACCTGTAATACCCTTGTTATTGCCGGAGAAACCTCAAATTCGTCTTCATCAATTAAAAACCCCAACATAGTAAATTCATATGTTTGAATGTAATACTTTCTTTTTTCAACATCAAATACCGATTCGTCAGCAATATTACCCATAACAATAGGAATATAATGACCCTTAATTACCGCATATGCCTGTCTTGATGCAAACTTCTCAAGAATAATTTGATTAAGTTTATTTAATTCTCTCATTCTATTACAAATAATTTTAACAGAATAGGTAATATCTACCGGAACCGGTTGAGGTATAGTATAAACATCCATACCATTTCTTTGTCCGTCAAATGTTGGAACTTGAGCGTAAAAATATTGTCTTCTATTTGGTATGTTATATAAAACTGCCGGATTAGTCCCAAATTTAACTTCAGGCGTTCTAACAACAGTTATAAATGGGGGTTCAGCGTTTTTATCTATATTTTGGAAATTCCAAGTTTCAGTGAATTGAGCCCAATTCTGAGTGGTAATTAAAATATCTACCGTTGGAATAGTTTTACCTTCAACAACAACTTTTAAATCGTCTTTAACAAAATCTAAAAAACCTCTATCTAAGTCGGCATGCAATAAAGATTTGGGAAGATAAGTTCCGTCTTTATTGATTTTATCCAAAAGTTCGTGTCTTCTTGGTAAAAGAGTTTTGGACTCCGTTAGTGGTATATTTTTTTTTATTTTGTTTGGTAAACCCATTTTATTGTTTTATTATTCTATTGTTACGGTATTAACCGGTAATCCAAATTTATCTTCAAATGATTTTTTCATTGGTTCCTTCCAATTATTGCCAAACATACTAGTTAATCTTTGCCAATCGTATCCATTAACCTCTAAAATTGGTGCAGAATCTTTAAAAAATTTACTACCAATATCATTACCGTAATATTCTTTTTCAAAATAACTAAATATTAAATTTTCATTATAATCGTAGAAATCTGTTACATATGAGTTTTCAATCTCCGACATTTCTTCATCGTCCCAAACTTCAGGGTGTTTTAAAGTAAGTTCGGAAACATCATACATATTATCGATATAATTATATATTGCGTCAAATAACCTACTCTCTGTTATTACTACTTTCATTATAATCCTCTAAATTCGTTATTTGTAACCGGAGATGCCATAATAGTTCTATAGAACGGTTTATAACCCCCAATTGTATGTTTATTGTCTGATGTTACCCTTCCATCGTTATTAACAGTGTAATACCTCACTTTATCTTCAGTTTCGTAGTATCCAATGTAATCACCATAACTAATATCAATTTCCAATTCTTCCAAATCTCTTTGATAGACAGATACTTTCATATTACCCGGTTCCATTTGGTCAATTTTAGATGTTCCTAAATATTTGTTCTCAGGAGCCATAATTTGAACATATCCTTTAAATTCAACCGGTGGTAAAAACTTGATACCATCCACGGATGTCTCACCATACACGTCATCAGCTTTTGTCTTATATCTATCAACACGGTATAGAACTAATGTAAAGTTCATATCATTATGCAACCATTCAGAACCAAAATCTTGTTCTAATGTAAAATCCTCGGCTCCGAAGAACTTTCCTATTCTTGTAATTGGTACTTTATTATTCATAATTAAATTTTTCACTTCTTGTTCCGGAGTTATTAATAATCACCCTTAATCCAAAATAATTTTGAATATCTTTTATTATTTGGTAATTCCACTCATTTCGTACAACATTTTTAGTAACAACATAACTTAAATATTTACTACCATCAGGAACAATATACATTATACTCATATAATATTCGTCTTTATCACCTGTTGGTCTTAATTCAAACTCAATATCCGAAACGCCACTTGGTTTAGTTATATCTAAATACCTTTTAATTATCTTATAATCTCGGTCAAAGTTTATTGGTTCATTATTCATATTGATAAATATTGAGAAATGTGTTATATTTCTATAAAAAGATTAAATTTGGAAAACAACACATCCGATAATTCTAATTTAACAATAGAACAACGAGCAATATCTCTTCTTGGAACTTATCAGGGAGCAAACAACCACATCTTAAAATTAAAATTTCAAAAGGAATCAAATAAACGATTTTTTCCTACAAGAGCTCAATGCGATTACATAATAAATTATTACGAAGTTACACCAAAGGTAGCCAAACGATGGGTTGATTTAGACCCCTACTTTGCCAAAAAAATTGCCGACGAAAAATTATTACTTAAAATCCCCGAACAGGTATGGGTAGAAAAGCTATTAGTTGAGAAAGAAAAATCCTACCACGTTTGGGGAAAAATATTGGAGAACGAAACTATCCACGATTTTTGGTTACCGAAAGGTGCTTTGATTAAAACACACACAATTAAGAATATTGTTGTGGATTATTCAAAATACTCTCATAGACCACCATTAGAACATCAAAAAGAAGCTATCGAAAAACTTGCCGGGTCTAAAAGATTCATCCTTGCCGATGATATGGGATTAGGTAAGACCACATCAACAATTATCGCCGCTTTAGAAACGGGTGCCAAAAAAATACTTATTATTTGTCCGGCATCTTTAAAAATTAACTGGCAAAGAGAGATTGAAAACTATTCTGATAGGAGTGTTTATATTTCTGAGGGTAAAAATTTCTCAATTGAGCATGATTTTGTAATTGTTAATTACGATATTCTTAAAAACTTCTATGACCTCAAAAATAAGGAAAACTCTTTAATCACACAAGGAAATTTTGATTTAATTATCTTAGATGAAGCTCATTATGTTAGTAACGGACAAGCGGCGAGAACAAAGTTGGTTAATAGTTTTTCTAAAAAATGTGAAAGAGTTTGGTTATTAACCGGAACACCTATGACTAACCGTCCGATGAATTATTTTAACCTATTATCGTTGGTTGAAAGTCCGGTAAGTAATAATTGGATGGCCTATGCCATTAGATATTGTCAAGGTTATCAATTTACTGCGGGAACTCGTAAAATATGGAATGTTACTGGAGCATCAAACTTAGAAGAATTGAGAGACCGAACATCAAGACAAGTTTTACGTAGATTGAAAACGGAAGTTTTAGATTTACCCGAAAAAATTATTACACCGGTTTATTTAAGATTAAAATCAAAACTTTATGAAGGATTGATGGGGGAATACTACGATTGGTATAATAAGAACCCCGATGAATCAACATCTCTAACGGTTCAGTTCAGTAAGTTAATGAAGGTTCGTCAAGTGATTGCCGAAGAAAAAATTAAAGATACGATAGAATTAGCTGAAAATATTTTGGAACAAGACAAAAAAGTTATTATCTTTACCAACTTTACCGAAACATTAAACAGAATTGCCGACCATTTTGGAAAACAAGCCGTAAGATTAGATGGTTCAACATCAAAACCTCAAAGACAATATGCTGTGGACCAATTTCAAGATAACGAAAAGATTAAAGTATTTGTTGGTAATGTAAAGGCCGCAGGTGTTGGTATCACTCTAACCGCAGCTGAAGCCGTAATTATTAATGACCTATCATTTGTCCCTGGTGATTTAGCCCAAGCAGAAGATAGAGCGTACAGATACGGACAAAAAAATTCAGTATCCGTTTATTACCCAATTTTTGATAACAGTGTCGAAGCAATCATTTACGATATGGTAAATCAAAAGAAATTAAATATTGGAACTGTAATGGGGGATAATATTGAAGATAAAGGTGATTTTATTGGAGAACTTATGAACAAGATAAACAATCGGGGATAGCTCGGTTGTTTAATTAAAACAAGCCTATTATGATAAATAATGAAAACAAAGTTTCTTTAGTACTTATTCAAACTAAAGCAGAAAAGTGTCTTCCAATTCAAATTGAAGAAATTAGACAACTTTTTAACACAAACCCCCGAGTTAAAGAAATCTTTAAAAACTCAATTAATAATGTTTTAAGAGAAGTATTCTCAGAAAACTACTACATAAAAGGAGGTTATTCCGAAGGTGAATCATATGGTATATACGACTTAGAACAACCCGGTCGTTCCGTTATCAACAAATTAAACACAAACTATAGTTGTTTCTGTGTTCTTCTTAGAGATGTTAATAAAGTCCTGTCGTCTATGCAACATCCAATAATTGTTTTCAAATTTCAAACAGCTCTATCTCAAATAAATGAAGTTAAAAAATTTATAAACATAATCGAACAATATAAAGACCGAATCTTTAACACCAACTCCTCAACATTCCAATCACTTATGATGGTGTTAGGCCAAACCCACGCGTGGGGTCAAAAAAGAGAAGACACAACAGTTGAAATTCTTAAAAAACAATTCGGTGTTAATAATGTTATCCCTATCGGTAAATTAGGTAGTAGTGATGATATGATTGGTGGAATTGATTGTGAAATAATTATTAATGATGAACGTAAAACAGCTCAAATCAAACCATTCACCCATTTAATCGGAGAACAAAATTTAACATTTGTTATGGGTGCCGGTAATGTTAAAAAATATAAAACCGATTGGTTAATCTTCTCAAAAAATAATAAAGAAATTTTGGTGTTTGATAATAAAAATTCAACAATTATTGACGGTAATTTTGTTTTTAACAAAGAGAATTTAATTTATACTCTTAGCTGATATTTATATAGAAACACAAATCTATATGGCTGGAATTGCAGAACCGGAAAGAACCCAACTTTACACAAGAATCAAACACTTATTGGGAGCACCACTTCGTTCAATTGAAATCGAAGACGAAATGATGGATAGTTTAATGGAATTATCAATTAGTGATTATTCACAATATATTCAAGATTGGTTAATTGAATCTCAATGGACATCATTAGCAAATTTAAATTTAGATACACAATCATTATCACGAGCATTCATCACCAAAAGTTTGGATTATGAAACTCGTTATACTTACGCCTACTCCAAAATTGTTGGACTACAAGCGGGGGGTGATTGGGAACTTAAAAAAGATTTTGTTGAGTTAGTTCCTAACCAACAAATTTACGAAATTCCCGCTAATAGAGAAATTAATGAAGTAATGTGGTATACACCCGCAGAACTTAATAGTATATTACTAGACCCTTGGTCATTTGGTTCCTTAGGTGCAGCCGGATTAGGTGGTCCTGGGGGTTTTTCACAAATGGGTATGTCAGGGTCGATGTTTATGATGCCAGCTTTTGATATGTTATTAAGATTACAAGAGAATAACATACAAAGAAGAATTATTGCCGGAGATTTAACTTATAAAATCACCGCTTTACCTGAAGGAAAAAAGGCTCTACATTTAATGCAAACACCGGGGGGTAAATTTGATTTTGGTCAAGCAACTATGAAGAGGGGGCGTGTTTGGTACTGGTATTATGATGCTGGACCTGCTGATAGAGATAAATGTTTAAAATCAAATCCGGATATCATTAAATTACCTTCAGATGTTCCTTTGGAAGGAATTGATTGGGTCGATTTAAATAATCCTGCTCAAGTTTGGGTTCGTCGTTGGTTTACGGCATACGTGAAGGAAACATTATCAAGAGTTCGTGGTAAATTTAGTGGGAATATCAAAACACCGGATAGTGAATTAACAATGGATTATCTATCGTTATCGACTGAAGCTAAAGACGAAAAAACAAAGTTAATTGAAGAGTTAATTGGTACTGAAGGTAGATTAACAAGACTTAAACCTGAACGAGTTATGGAGAGAGAGGCCAAAATTGCAACTGACCTTAACACTAGTTTGAGATTTAGAGCAATGCCAAGACAAATATACGTAATTTAATTTATATGACTTTTATAACAAGAACAAAAATTGGAAACAAATTATTCGGTTCAATGTCGAACCTACCAAATAAACCGGCAATTCAAATAATTACAATCCCGGAACATAGAACAATTGGTGAAGAATTCATCTTAGTTAAAGATGTTCCTAATTGTAAAATTATTTTAGACCAAAATACTACAGAACATATTGTAATTAAAACTTTAACAAAAGTAATGATTTTACCTATGATGGGTCTAATTGACGAACAATATGACGAAATATTTATTGACCGAGGTGCCGCGGTTGAATTTTTTAGAGTTGAGGGTAACTGGTACATTATTAGTTCTGATGGTTTAAAATTAGAATAAAAAAAGGTGTCTAACGACACCTTTTCTGTTTATAATATTTTACTTCCCTTACTTAAATTATCAAAAGCCCATAATGGTTGAAGGTTTGTATAATGACAAAGTTTATATAGTTCTTCTTCGGTGTTTGCCGATGATAAAGGGATTATGTGGTCGATATGAATGTGTTGTCCCATTAACTTCCAAGACATTCCTTCTGTAAATTTTTGTTCTAAATACTCTTTAAGGAATTCCGGAGAACAACCAACAATATCAAATGTTTTGTTTTTTTTAGTAACATTATTTGATTTTAAAAAAGTATTTAATCTTCGTCTAATATTTTCCGATAATCTATAAGTCGGATGTTCTAACCTTTGTTTTTTTCTATAATCATTAATTCGACATTTGTTAGATTTTAACCATAATTTACGTCTATTAGATTCTTTCTCGACATTATTTAACCTATAAGTTTTTTGAAGGTCTTTACATTTTTCTTTATTATTTTCCCAATATTCTTTATGTCTATTTGTTATTGTTTCTTTATTATTTTCCCAATATAATTTATTTTTATTTAGTATTATTTCTTTATTTAAATCATAATAAGATTTATCTCTAAGTAATTTACAACTTTTACATTCGGGTCTGCCGGTATAAAACATATTAATATCTTTTTCTTCTTTACACTTACTACAAATTTTTGTTTTCATAATATTCTTTAACTAGTTTTTCTATAATTCGGGAAGGCATTATTTTATCTTTTTTAATTTGATTATAAAGTTCTCGGTCAATTGTTATACCAATTTTAATCTTTTTATCTTTCTCTTCTTTTTTAGGTCGTCCCATATATATAAATATCTTATTTTATGTAAAAGTCAGGTTTTTATTCTTAATTTTTAGTTAATATGTTCTTCCCATCCCGGTTCTGCTAAATCATAAATATAATCAGGACTAACCCCGACTTTATCCCAAAATTTTAACTCTAAATCGGTTATCGTTAATAAATCCTCAATTTTATCTTGGTCAACATCTTTATTTGGAACCCCACTAACTAATTCACACTGAGTTTTAGTGAAAAACCCTCTCTCTTCTGGATTGGCAATTAACAAACTTTCTCGTAACTCCTTGTTAAAAACAATCAATAATGGTTCAACTTTTTTATTAAATGTTGTGATTGCTCTTGCAACATTATACTCACCTATTAACTCGGGATTATTTTCAATTTCAGTTTGGTCTAACAGATAACAATTAAGTTGTATTGTTGAGGTAGTTTTATTTTCAGGTTCCATCCCATTCACGGATGTAAATAAATCTAACTCTTTTTTAGTGTAATTGTTTTTTGTTATTTTTTGAACGTCTCCGTGAGAGGCTTTAGTTCCATTATTAACATAACTAATAACATCACCTAATGATACTTTTAAGTTGTGTTTAATTACCAATTCCATATGACTCATCCTCGACATTAACGAACCCGCCTTAGTTTTCATACCACATCTTTTTTTATAATCGTCAATAGATAATTTAACTCTCGCTCTTTGAGCAATTTGTTTCAATGGGATTTGTTGGTTATATATTCTTTGGTGATATTCAAAATACCACTCAATAAATTCTTGTCCTTTTCCCTCCAATAATAATCTCACGCCTTTATCTAAAAATACCTCAATATATAGTGGTAATTTTTTAGATTTAATTGAGTTCCCGGTTAATTTAATCTTACCGTTGGACTCCATCGTGGCGTAATTTTTTCTACTTAAATTAATACAAGAATCCCAAGTCCCATCACAATCTAAACCCATAGAATTTTTCATAAATAAATCGTTATATTCTGCGGTGTCGGCATAATAACCCCTATATTCTTTACCCTCTTTAACCAACCAATTTAAACCTTTTCCAATATAGACTCTATCCTCAACACCTTCTTTCGGTAAACTAAAGTTAACCCCATCAGTATCGAGAACTAAAGGAGTATAACCCCTTTTAACAAAGTATTTAACCATCTGACGAAGATATTGTCTTCCGGTACAAGTAATTCTCTCACCACTATTCATTTCCCCCCATTCATATACGTGAGGAGCGCTTAAACCACCAAATAAAGAGTTAATGAAAATCTTCAGAGGGAGTTGTTTACGGTCATACGATAAAGATTTCTTTGGGTTAATAGTTTTATATTCGGATGATAAATTTTTATACATAATACGAGCATTACGAAAGTAATCCAACATCCCTTTCATTCCCCCCATTACATCGCATTTAGGAAACACGTCGTGAGTTAGTTGAATAGATGGATATAAAGAAGAATAATCGAGTTTTAATACATCAGTAGAGTAACCCACCTTAAGTAGTCTTGAAAGTCCCCCTACGAAGTCAGTCTTCTCTTCTTTTTGAGGTATAGCTAAATTATGTTTATATGAAAACGCCAACATTATCATTCTCCAAATCGTTGCCGTTCCCATTGTGGAAACTCTCTCGTATGTTGTTGGTACCATTGACGCAAGTAGAAACGTTCCTTGATTGAACTCATCATCCACTGTTAGGGTTTCTTCTAAATCGTCATCAAGATATCTCTCAACAACATTATCACCGGTTACTTTAATGTATTTACCAGGGAATCTTGTATCTAAGTTATTGAAATCTGGATTATCGGCTTTCTTATATTTCCCATTCTCAACATTTAACCAATATTCTTCTTTTTTGGCATACATTGGACCAATCTCTAAGTGGTCGATATAAACTCGGTCGGGAGCTTCGGCTTTAATGTATTGGGTGATGTATTTAAGACCTGCTGATTTAATACTTGAATTAATTGCTTGGGCTCTACGAACTGAGTGGATAATATCAATAATATTGTAACCCCACAATTGAGTTTGTGAGAATCTTTCCACCTCGTTAGCAAGTTTTAACATACCATCCTTTTGAGAGATAGGTCTTGCTGGATTTAGTGATTTAGCTATCTTTTTGATGTCTAAGTTAAGAGCTTTACATCTCTCGAATATCCAAAACCAGTCAAAGTTTGCTGAATTATACCCACCAATAATAGATGGTTTTAATTCATCAATAATATTAAAGAATTCTACTAAACCTCTTCTCTCTTGGTCTTCATCAGCACACTCAATAACTTTTTGGTATCCTTTATTGGTTTTAATTCCAATCATAAATATACGACCATCTTTAGGTTCTAAAGCGGTCGTCTCCAAGTCAAATCCGAGTCGGGTGATATCATTATACTCCTCAAACCCCTTAAATAACCTCTTTTCTCTCGAAATAAGGAATTGTTCGACTGGGGGAAGTACGGTAAGTTTTCCTTTTGTTTTTTCACCCCAAGGGTCAACACCACCCTCTTTGAAGAATTGGATAAGTGAACGGTAACCTTTCATTGATTTAACCATAAATTTGAGACCCTTTTCTAATCTCTCATTACCTTTGGTTTCTAACTTATCAATGACGATTCCATGTTTTTTCATTGCAACTCTTTGTTGGTCTTTAGATTTTGAATAAAAATTCAAATCTCTAAGGTCTCCAACCCAAGCAAATGCTGTAAATGTATCTTTTTTGATTATTTTTCCCTGACCAGGGATTTCTTTGATTTTGTAGATTGCGTCAGTTACGTAATCATACTCGATAGCAACTATGTGCTCTTCGGGGTCGTTTCCTTCTAGAAACGCCTTAATTTCTTCTTGTGTTACCATAATATATTTTTTTTGAGTGACATATTAGCACCGACATAAGTCAGGTTTGTCTTGTTTCTATAAATATATCGGAAATAATTGATTAAGTCAAATGGGTAAAAAAAACCTCCCTTTTTGGGGGAGGTATTATGTTAAATAAAATAAGTGGGGTCTTTATATATGAGTGTGTTGGTGTTTAAATTATATTGATAAATTAAAACTTGAGACCCGTTAATTACTGTAAAAATATTATAATAATTTAATAATGATACGTTAGTGGTGTAATTCCACGCATATTTAACATAACGGGTTACCCCTAAATAAGTACCATTATTTATAAAACCCGAAAAATCACAAGTTTGTGCCGATAATGACGGTATTATTGTGTAACTATCTCCCGACATCGGAATTGTATTATTAACTAGATTTGTTAATCTTAGAAATGACTGTTGATTAGCATTTACCTCTCCTGAGGTATATTTAACAAGTTTTACATATTGCGAAATTGGGTTTAATTTTTTTGCTCCAACATTACTATAAAAACTATATTGATTACCTGACCCAATTGAGTGACTATTAAGAATGGTAATCGCCGAATCCGCATAGTCTAAACAACCTAAATCACACGAATCAAAAGTAATACCTAAGGTCGTCAATGGCATAGTAATATTTAAAAAATAAAAATTACCAGTGATTCCTGTTGTTACAACACTTGATGTATGAATTGAATATTGTGCTTGATTACCTGTATCGGAGGCGCAAGTTCTGTTAGGGTCATTAGAAGGTATGATAGGAATAACCAAAGAGAAATAACGATAATAATTAATATTTGTGTTATCAAATGGTGTTCCTAACCCATAATTTAAAACATTAGTTAAATACGACTGATAATATAAATTTAAATCCGATAAATATTGGAATTCCATGTAAATATTTCCGGGACCTCCTACAGTAGCGTTTGTTTTATTAAAACTAATAAACCCACCTGGATTACTATCACAAATATATGGTTGTTGTGAACACGAAGTATTATCTACAGAGCAAACACCATAATTATTACAAGATGTTGAACCACTACTTAGTGTTGAATTAAACCCAATTTCACCATTAGGTGTTGAACAGTACCCATAAAATTCCGAATTTAATGACCCCGAGTTTATTGCGGAACTTTCGGTTAAATATTTATAAATATCACTACTTTGTAACACACTATTGGTGCAACCTGATAGATTTGCACTCAGTTTATATAGATTACAACCCAATGAAGTTATAGTCACACTTGAATCAATAAATCTATAAGGACTTAAAGAATCTAAACAAGTTTCACAGTTGAATGTGTTTAAACACTTAAAATATAATTCCCAATTGGTTCTACTTATAACTGGGTTAGGTGTTACTTCAATTGTTAAAAAATCGTTTTCGGTTCTCAATAATTTAGAGAGGTTTGTAACCTTTTTAAAAAATCCACCCCCAACTTTTATTGTTTTTGGTATAACAGAAACATTTAATTCTGTGTATTCTTGACCCACAGTATAATATTCTAAGACAATTGGTGTTGGGTAGTTATTTCCGTGAAAAGTTATTTTAATAGTGTCGCTAACTGAGTATGCTTGAAATTGCCACGCAAAATGATTTGAATTTATATCAAGGTCAAATCCCATAGATAATGGTTCGGGTGGTGTGTTAAACGCTGCGGTATTTGAAAAGTAATAATTATTATATCCAGAAAAAGAATATATAGGTTCTACTCTATTACCCGAACAAGTTGATGGAAATACCTCAACAGTTTGGTTTTCCAAACAATCGATATTTGCTTGAATAAATCCTGTTCCACCGGTTATTGAATAATTAATACCGTTAATTCGTATTTTTTGAATCATCGGTACATAATATCCGGGGAGTGATATTCTAACAAACGGATGTGTTTGTTGATAAGGACCAAAAACTGTTCCATAACCGGACGTAAAGGCTACGGTTGTGTTATTATCGGGGCCATACCAATCTATAATATAATCTGTGATGTTTCCGACAGAACTAATTAAGTTACCTGCAATAATTTGACTAATTGTTGTGGATGAAAAACCTGTTAATTGAATTCCGAATAAGTCACACAAATTGTTGGGTGAAAGTAAGAGTTCATAACAACAATTAGAGGTTGAATCTACAAACTTAATAGTCGTTGTTCCATCAGGAATATTAGTTAAAATAAACGGACAATTTGAATCTAATTGAGATAATGGTATGTTTGTTTGAAAAGGTGTTGAATAAGAGTCAGTATTGGAATAAATATTTAAATTACTCCCGGTTGGTAATACTCCAATATTTGTTAAACAAATTGATGATGAAAAAGGCATAAATTATTTTGTTTGTTTTGTTTATTTAGTTTAAATGGTTTGATAAACCTACTTGCCAGTATGTTTTACCATTTACAATAATCGTTTTATTATCACTACCATTAGGTGTTAAAATTTTATTAACTGTTGTTATAGCATTTACAGAATTACCATCCCACGATTCAATACCTAACTCAAAAGCAACATTATCTATTCTACAAGCAAAACCATATTGTCCTATATCTGTTAATGAACCTTCAACTTGACTTGAACCAGCAAAATTTAATCCAATTATTTTATAAGTACCATTAAAATCTGCGATAAGAACAGACCCTGAGTCACCGTGATATATTGGGTAATTACAAGTTTCACTTAATCTTGTGAAAACTATTAAATCGTTGAAAGTTACCGTTCTACCCACACCTTGTAGGGGGTACGCCCCAACATTTTGTGTTGCACCTAAAAGTTTTATTTTTATACCACAATTTCCGGTTTTTGCTCCCGTTGTTCTACCACTACTTAATATTGTTCTTGGTGTTACAATCAAACTATTTATTTCGTTTGTTGTTGCAAATGGCATAGGTTGTAAATAATTTATACCCAATTGTTTAAATGATTCAACATTACTAAGTGTGTTGGCACTTAATGAAACTAATGCCCCATCGACAGTATTTAACTGAGGTTGGCTTTTTATTGGTACATATCTAACAACTTCACCAATAACATTACCAATATTTGGTGTTGATGATTCACCATTTTGGTAAGCGATATCTTTATATTCATTCACAATAACACCGCTTAAATTTCTTTCGTTAGTGTATGACGCATCTTTAACAACAACGTGATTATTGGTTAAACCAACTAATTTTTGACTTTCACTATCAACAACGATTAGTCCCAAGGTACCAACGGTACCTAATTGATTCTGTGATGTTAATGATATTCCACCAACTAACGGTCTTAAAGTATTTCTATTTGATGGAGATACGGAACCCAAAGGAGACCAAGTATAACAACTTGGGTCAATTAAAGGGTCGTTACAAACAACAGAATCGGTCATAGTAACAACTTCACTAATTTCAATAATATCTGTTTTATAAACCACACCGTTAATATCAACTAATTTCGGTAAATGTTCCTCTAACGGAATTTCATTTAACGGTTTCTTTTTTGGAACGGTAAAAACAATTGATTTCTCAGATGTTTCAACACCTTGAACTGTTTTATAACCATATGCAACCCCCACATAATCAGGAGTATTTTGGTATAATTCACTTAATTTATTTTTTATCTCTTCTGTAAACATAATTCGTTATTTTTATATTATTCAATATTAACCCATATTGTGTATATTGTGTTATCCGGGGTTTGTGTTGGTGTTCTTGTCGGTGTGCTTGTTGGTCTTGGTGATGGATAGATAATTGGTTCGGATATTATATATGTGTATCCTGAAACACCACAATCAATACAACCAATTGGTGTGTTAGTTGGAGTCATAGTTGGTGTTGGTGTGTGTGTTGGTGTAACGGTATTTGTTGGTGTGATGGTATTTGTTGGTGTTGGTGTTGGTGTAGGTGTTGCACATACAATAGACATTTTAAGATTACAAACTTGACAATTTTCACCCTCATCTATAACAATAATACTTGGGTATTGAACTGAAACCGGTGTTTCGGGTATAAAAGTGGTACAACCTGTGTATCCCGTGGTTTGTACATAATAGGATTCACCCAAAATTAACCCAAAAGGTAATAAACCCGCTTTAAATTTTATATTTTCATTACAACAATCTTGAAAATAACCAACAATTGGTAATAATGGTGACGATGTTACTGTTGGTGTTGGAGTGTGGGTTGGAGTGCGTGTTGGTGTAACGGTATTAGTTGGTGTTGGTGTTGGTGTAAAACAGTTAATGGCCGATATACTAAAGTAATTATCCGTAGTTAAACATTCACAACCCATTGATGTTTGTGAAGGTGATACCCATTGAGTGTAATCACCAATAGGGTATTGAGAATCTATATATAATTTAGAACATTCTTCATTTGTTGACGTATTCTTAACAACCCAACAAATATTAACATTATCCCAATAAATTAAGGTTGGGTTGTTATCAATAGTTATGTTCCAAAATTTCTTACCATTTATTAACCCATTACCTTCAGTTGGAAAATATGTACCACATTTTGGGGTGATTATTAAACATAAATTGGTTGCTGGTGTTGTTGTCGGTGTGGTTGTTGGTGTTGGAGTGATTGTTGGACAATTCCCCGATATTGAATAACTACCAGTCCCTGACAAAATTAAAACACCATAATAACACTCACCACAAACTGTTACCTTATTTGTTGGTAACATATTAGTTCTATCTATCGAAACCGTTACCGATGTTTGTCCTCCACAAGGAATATAACTAAAATCTGTGTGACCACTACTTCCTAAACCACCATCTAACACATAACTTAAACAACCATTACATCTTGTAGGGGTTGGTGTCGGAGTTGGGATAGGATTACAAGGATAACGATTTAAACATTCGTTACAACCTTGGCCATATTCCATACCCGACCACGTATATGTTGGAATACTACCTTTTGGGGCATATCCTGTAATAGACATACATAAATTACTTGTCGTTAAAATTGTTGTGCCAACAGTAAATGTTAATGGTAATATTATAATACCTGAAATTCTACTACAACAAGATAACACATTATAAGCCAAATTCTTAACTCTTTTTGTTGGTGTCGGTGTTCTCGTTGTTGTCGGTGTTGGTGTATGACTACTTGTTGGTGTATGTGTTGGGGTT